ACCAATACAATTTTACTATACTTGCTGATCTATTTACTTTAATATTAGCAGATAACTTAAAGAAAAAACTAAGACCATATCAAGTAGGACAAATCATGATGACACTTAAATTGTTTAGAAGTACCAAGGGTTATAAGGCAGATAACTACCATGACTTATCTATCTACAATGACATGACATTTAATCTACACAAAAAAGATATAGACAAAAGAGATAAAAATGACTAAATATATAAGAATTAAATCTGGCGAAACTAGTTTCCAACTGGTTGAAAGATTTGATGACGTGCAGAAAGCTGCAGACCCCAACGCACAGGGTGAATATGTAGAATGTAAGATCGAAAACTTAAAGGTAGATTTTACAAAAGTAAAAAAGGAGAAAGATGAACGAGATAAAGACTCGTCTGCAAGAACTCAAGGATCTTCAAGCGAAAGCACATGAAGAATACTTGGAAGCTAAAAGAAGAGTTGCAGAGAAACAACAAGACTCTTTTAATTTGATTTGGCAAATTGAGCAGGCAAAAGAAGAATTAATGAGAAGATAATACTCATTAATTTACATTGATAAAAAAAACAAAAAAAACTGTAGGGGACTTATGACCATAAATGTAAGCACACATTATAATAAACACATTAAACACTTAGATCAGAATAATTTTATATACAAAGTTAAGAAAGCATTTTACCTTTTAACGAGCCAAGAAGAAAGATTATATGAGGTAGGGTTCAACGAAGGTTTTTTATATGCAGCAAATGTCTTGCAAAAAGAAAAGATACAAGACAGTAATGTAAAAAAGATTGTTGGTTATAAGATTACAAAACCTAAACCATCTGATGTTCAAAGTATTATTAATAAGGTGTGCATACATTTTGAAGTACACAAAGAAACTCTAATGAATAAGAGTAGGACCACAGATATAGTGAGAGCTAGAAATGTAATACATAATTTATTGTATGAAAAATATCACATGAACCTAACAGATATAGGTAGATATTTTGGACAGGATCATACTACAGTTTTACATTCTATTGAAATGAAAAAACAACAGAAAAGATTTTGGTCTCCAGAGCAATCGTTATGGCAGGAGTTTGAGAAACTTATTTCCTAAAACTTTAGTTTTATTTTTTAAATCCAGACTTCATATTCTTATAAGCCTTAGAACTAATAGTAGATTTCTTTTTGGTTCTTGATGTACCAGCTTTCTTACGTTTGTTAATATTATAGTACAAACCTTTTTTAGCTGTCTTACCAGATTTAGTTTTGTGATAACCTTTTTTCATTACTTCTTCTTCTTTTTAGATTTTTTAATTTTATTCTGTAAAAACTTTGGCAGAGTTTTTTGCCTAGCTGTTAGCTTACTTTTACCTTTTGACTTACCATACATAATTGTTCTCCTTTTGTTGTTTCATTTTTACCACACAGTATTTGTCAAAGCAACTACCATCTTTACCATCATGGCAAAAGTATTGTTTTTTGTGGGTTACAATCCAACCACCTGCATCACTCATAAGCATCTTTTTACACCAATTACAATAGCCACAGATTAATGATTGTTGTATTGGTTTCTTCCAACCTTTTTTCTTCACTTCTTTTTCTTTTTTCTCTTACTAAAGTTAGTAAAGTCAAAGGTAAATACATCCTCTACCTTTTTAAATTGATCATCTATCCAACCAAAAAACTTGTAAACTAATTTGTCTAGCATTTCCATCTTCGTCTTGCCTGTCTTATTCTTGAATTAGGATCGTTCCTAGTTTTAGCTGATGATCTTTTAAGTTGACCCAATGATCTTGCACAATATGACTTACGTCTCTTAGCAGCTTTAGATCCAGGTTTAACTTTACCTGTTACTGCTGTCTTTAACTTAGAACCAGGATTAGCACGTCTATAAGCTCGAACCCCTTTAGCGGTCATACCAGCTCCAGACTTTGTGGGTCTGTAGTTTGCGTTCTTACCTTTGGTAGTTTTTCTGATAGCCATAATTATTCTTTTACTATTTTTTTAATAGCTTTGCTACCATCAATGTTTTCTTCTAACTCTGCTTTTACCTTATCACATTTGTATTCTATATTATCATTAGCATCACGTTCAGCAACACGCTTACCTTTTAGGCAATCTGACATAGCTGGTTGTATTCTGTGTTCAGTTAATTCACCTGCTACAAACATACATAAAGCAACAACACTACTGATGACTTGTTCCATTTTGTCTTACCTTATCTTTTAAATCTTCAACATCATTTAACGCTTTTTCTAACTGCGTTTTTAAAAATTCTATATTGACTTTGTTAGTCATATTTTGTTCTTGATTTGTAATTAACTTCTCTACATCTTCAAACAATGATTCTATTAACATAAACTGTTCTTGATCTGTAGGTTTTTGTTCAGACTTTTTAAGTAGATCAGCTTGGAATAGTTCTCTTGATGTCTCTAAACTTGTTAATCTTGCAGTAACTTCTGTGTATGCAAACACACCCATAGCAACACCTGCTACAATAGCCAACATATTTTTTACTGGCATACTTACAGATGTGTTCTCTGATATTTTCATCTAGGTGGTCCTCCAAACAAAGCAAGAAGTACAAACATAATAATTAATGCACCTGTAAAATAATAATTCATATAGGCATACTCCATCATTATCTACCTTGACCCTTATAGCGTTTTAATTTTTGTTGACGTTTCTCACCTTTGCTTTTAGATTTTTTATGTTGACCTGGTCCACGCTTCTTAGGTTTATCTCTAGGTATAAAGTGTGTGAATTTTTGTTTAGCCATTACTTCTTCTTCTTATATTTCTTTTTCTTTTTCTTCTTACCAGTTTGTTGCGATAACATAGTTACCTTCTTGCTGTACTGTTGTGCAAAATTTTTACTTATCATTTCTTACCTTTAAATATTTGTGTACCTTTAATACCATAAATAGAAGCTACTACTAAAATCCAAAGGTTTGTAAACCAACTGGGAAGCTGTTGGAATTGTTCAAAGAACTCTTTTATTTTAGAAGCTGCACCAGGATCATCACTAAAAACCCCATACGCAATTACTAAAATTGGCAGCGTTAGCACGATTAATACGAACTCGTCTTTCCAATCCGATTGTCTAGCTTCTAATAATTTACCACTATACTCAAGCTCACCACTAGCCATCTTCTCTGCGTGTTTAGCTTGTGCATTAGCCATCATCATTTTAGTTTCTTGTTTCTTTTTATAAATATGACTACCAGCATTTACCGCTAGTTTAATTGCACTTAACCACATCTTATATCTCCTAGTATTGGTTTGTATTTTGTCTTACCACCTTCTTTGTAAGCTCTCAAGAATTGTTTTCTAGGTTTATCTGCTACACTACAATGCACCCATCCACTTGAAGGCTCACCAATAGTATAAAACTCAAGGATCATTTGATCCCAACCCTCTATATTATCTTTTATCCAATATGCAAGATCAGCATTATCTGTACCTGGTACTTCAAAATCTACCGCTTCAGCTTTAGTATGTTGGCTATTGATTGAGCTACCTATCTTAACGCATAGCTGCTCACTACGAAATCCGCTAGTTATAATTACTGGACCAAACTTATCTCTAATTGGTTGCAGCAAAGTCTCGCAAAGGTTTTGTAGTTTAGCAATCTGATCTGAGTTAGGTTCATTGGGTATACCAAGTCTTATTGCTGTGTCTGATTTAGTTAGTTCTTGTAGTGTGAAGTTTTCTGATAAGTTCATTCGTATATAATCCTTACTTTAAGTTTCTTTTGTTCTTTAGTTGTACCTCTACATATAAAAGATCCTTTAAGGTTTCTTTTATACCCATCTTTTGCAACATAATTTTCAACTTTTCTATAGTTCTTAGATTTAACATCATAAGCATTATACTCTCCTGTTGTCATATTTAAAGTAACAATATCTACTGGACCTAAACCACCAACTGGTGCAAATACTATTAAATTAGGATCTTCAGCAAGACGCAGCTGTGCTTTTAATTCTGAGGTTAGACCAGTAACTGCTTTCTTTCTTCTATTCTTCATAAGATTAATTCTTTCGAAAAAAAGAAATTATTTGTTTATTAGTATTTTTTCGAATAGCTTTCTTTCTTCTAGCCATAAAGACCTTAAAGTTAAAGTTTTTGAAATAGTATAACTATAATTGTAAACATACCACCTATTAATGCTGACATGGCATAGTACATATGTTTCTTAATATCTTTGATTTCTGATTCTATGTTGTTAATTTTTTGGTGGGTTTGTTTCTGCATAATACGACAAAGTTTTTCGTGTGATTCTATTCTCTCTAAAGCAGTATTCTTAGGCATTTTCACCTTTATGTTCATTACAAAAATAAGTTACATATAATTTTTCTTTATCAAATTTTTCAATATTTTCGTTAGTAACTTTAATGGTTGCTATAGCACCTGCTTTAGTACAATCTGTCCAGGTATTAAAATGTATTGGTGGTACTGTTGTATTGTTGCATAAACCTGTAATCGCAGAGCAGATAGTATAAGCTAAAACAAATTTCATAATTACCTCGCACAACTAGGTATGCCTGTTGATGTTACAAATGGGTTTTCTGCAAATGCCATGTAGATGTAATTTCCACCAGAAACATTTGATCCACTATCAGTTCCTCTACATTTAAAACCATTTGAGGTAAAATCTAGTGCATTTCCTGTGCTTGTGTTTTCTGCGTTAGATAAATTTGGTTTTAATAACAAATTTGTAACATTAAAAGAATTTCTTTTATTATCCCACATAATCCAATTAGCTGTACCCTCTGTATATTTTATAATAACAAAAGCTGGTTTAAATCCTGTATAAACAAATGTTCCATCAGCATTTCCATTACCAGTATAAGAACCAAACTTGCTATAACCTTTTTTCTCTGCGAAGCAGTAGGCTATAAAGGTTGCACTTGATGAGTTTGCTTCTGTACCAGCACCAAGAGAAAATGTTGAAGATGTTGGAGAGGTGTTATTCCAATAATAAACAGTAGTTTCTTTTGCTGAAGTTAAATTTAATTTCATAGCAGAAGTATTCCCCATAGCTTCATGGTATGTAAGCCAATGTGCTGAAGTAGAAAAACTTCTACCTTTACATATAATCATTTTTGGTGCAACTCCTAAACCATGACCCACAGTAGCATTTGAGCCTGTTCCTGTATAAGACACAATACTAAATCCAGCAGTAGTGTTAGCAGATACAGTTGAGGTTATGCTTCCATTAGAGTTTGATGCAGTTCCATTAGCACCTAACCAATTCCATGCAACATAAGTA